TTACCGCTTCAAAAACAGGTTCACAAAGTAGATTTGACCCTTGCCGGTCACCTTGGGAGTCTTGTTGATGCTGGTGTGCCCATCGGAGTGCACCACGGTGGTCTCCTTGATCTCAAACAGACCCTGCTCCACGGCGCGCTGCGTGGGCATATTATAGTCGCTGCGCTTGGGGTCTCTGATGAGGTATCCGTGCTCGCGCATCCAGACAAACAGCCGGTTCTGCCCGATCTGCACGCTGTTCTGGCACAGCAGCTTTGCCAACTCGCCCACAAGGATGCTCTTCTTGCTGGCGTTTACCGCGTCTGCAAAGATGCCCTTGGGCGTAAGTTCCGCGATCTGCCGGTCTTTGTGTTCCAGTTCATCGTGGGCTGCAATCAGCGCCTGTGCCATCAGTTCAGCCCGGGAAAGCTGCGGGCGCTGTGCCAGCTGCTTCTCCATGGCGTTGAACGCTGCAATGTACTTCAACTTCCATTCCAGCGCCGCCTTGCCGGTAAAGCCCATAGCCAGCAGCGTAAAGCCGTCACGGTTCATCAGGTACATGGGGTACTGCTTGCCGCGGTTCTCGAATGTGGTCTCGTAGAACATGGATTTGGCAGCCGAATTTTCGGCCACCAGATTTTTGATGGAATCCAGAACGTGCTTGTGCTCCTTGCCGAAACTCTCAGCGATCTGGCGGCTGGATGCTACAGGCTCGCCGTTCTGGGTTGATAAGATGATATCTGTCATAGTCTTGTTTTGTCCTCCTTGTACTCTGCCCCTCCTGTGCTATACTTGAGCGGGAGGGGGTGAAAAAATGAATCAGCGGGGATCCATGAACCAGCGTACAGATGAATTAGAGCGCATTCTGAACGCCAGCAAAGTGAATTATTCCAGTCCGCAAGTCTCGCAGCAGCCTACACTGTATGAGGTACAGCGGCGGTATGCGGAAGATTTGAAGCAGCTGCGCCAGCAGTTTGAAGAAAGCCAGAAAAAACAGGAAATCAAAGACCGCGAACAGGCAAAGGAAAATAAGTTGAATAAGCGAATTGCCATTTTGTCTGTTATCGTGGCGATTGTTTCCGCTGCATTTGGCGGTGCATCTCTCATTGTTTCCGTCATTGCCTTGCTAGGATAGCAACGAGTGCGCCAATCTGTACTGCAAGCGCAAAGCACTGAATACACAAGGCAATCAGATGCAGTTCCGTAGAAGTCCAGTCGTGCTTGCGGCTGGGCTTTTTGTCGTTGTTCATACCGTTTTGCCCTCCTTACGCCACCCCGTCATGGTTGTTCTGGCTGTCGTTCTTGCGTACCGCTGCCATGCCCATGCCCATCCAGAGCAGGGACAGCTTGTCCTGCGGCTCTAAGTCGTCGAACAGCACGTTGATGAGCGTATCCGCTGCGTGTGCCCCATCTGCCGGGATGCTGTACCGTTCTGCTGCCAGATCGGTGCGGTTCTTCTTCGTCTTTGCCAAAATTATCATCTCCTTCTGCGGTTGGCTCCCGCGACCTTGCCCGGCTGTCTGCCGGGTGGTTTCGATCCTTGCCACAGGGTCATCATCAGGCGGGGTCTTAGTAGTCCGGTCTTTCATCGCCCAGTGTCTCCCATGTCCCACCGGGGAGAAAGAACTCCGCTGTACGATCTTCAAGCGCAGCCATGAAGTTCTCCCGCCTCGGCCAGCGGACTTCATAGCCGTTGACGATCATATACGTGAAGCCCTCGCTGCGGTACTTGCTCTCCAAACGGCTCTCTTCCAGCTGAAAAAGTGGAATGGATTTGTTTGCAATCTTTTTCATCGTTCAGACCTCCTTAAACATCTTCACGCCGGCCACGGTGTAGTCCGCCGCCGGGCCCATATAACCGTGAGAAAAAGCAACGACTGGATGCCATGTGCCGTTGTCGTATACTTGTAATGTGTCGAAATGCGTCTCGGCTTCCGCGCCGTGAATCCATTGGCCAGACCAGCGGCATCCCTTCCAGTGGAACCAGTTGTAACCCCTTGTGGGTACAACATAACTAACGCCGTCCACATCAGCTACTTCCCGGTTGCGTCTTGCGTGAATTGCGAGATCATAAATATCTCCCATGTCAAACCTCCTGTTTGCTTACGTTTGCTAACCTTGTGAGATTAGTATAGCACACATAGTTAGATTTTGCAAGCATTTTTTTGAGAATTTATCAAAAATAAGTTGACATAGTTAGATTTTTGCACTATAATATGAAGCGTAAGGAGGGCAAGTAAATGAACGAACGAATCGCGCTTGTCCGCAAGAGCTTAGGCCTTACGCAAGAGAAGTTTGCAGAGCAAGTAGGTCTGTCCCGTAACTTTATGTGGATGATCGAAAGCGGCACGCGAGTCCCCAGCGACCGAACGATCTCCGATATCTGCCGCGAGTTTAACGTCAACGAGACGTGGCTGCGGACAGGTGAAGGGGAGATGTTCAACCAGATCACCAGATCGGAGAAGATCACCAGCTTCCTTACCGAGATCACGGAGGACGAGGGTGACGACTTCAAACGCCGGTTTGTTGAGATGCTGGCCGAACTGGAGCCGGAAGACTGGAAGCTTTTGGAGCGGATGGCTGAAAAGCTGCAAAAAAAAGAGGGAAACCCGTAAGGGCTTCCCTTCTTTTGCTACCTTGATTCTATTTTACAAGGCCTTTTGCGTGGATCCAGATCAGGCGCAGCGCCCGCAGGTCTGCGCGTTCCAGAAGCTTGATAATAGCGTCGATGTAGCCTTGCCGGTCTGTTTCGTTCATTGTTTCCTCCTATCTGATGCAGTATTTAATATGTGTGAGGTGGTTATCATGGCAAGTATCTGTCCCGTCTGCGGCGGCAAGTTGGGTCTGCTAAACCGCGAGAAGAGCGCGGACGGTCTAATCTGCGCCGGATGTAGCAGTTTCTTCTTTTCAAAACTGGGATTTCGGGCTGCAAAGCAACCGACAGTTGCACTTGCGGAATACTGGGCTACACTGGAAAGCCGCCGCAGAACATTTAAAGAGACCGATTCCATCTTTGACCGCGATGCACTCTTTGTTTCTATCGATAAGGTCAACCGGCTGTTTTACTTTGGGCACCGCGGTGGTGATAAAGGCCCACGCATGATTTACAGTTTTGATGAAGTCGCAGGGTACGAATCGGATGCGCCTGACGATCTGACGGTGACCGAAACCAAGGGCGGCATTGGCAGGGCCGTGATAGGCGCTGCCGTTGCTGGGCCTGTGGGTGCGATCGTGGGCGCTTCCACCGCCAAAACAGAGACCCGCAAGGGTCGCAGTAAGGAGAGCGTGTCTATCCACTTTGCGCTTCCACTGGGCAAAAGCAGCTTGCCGGCAACGGTTTACCCCGGCGGAATGACTGCGTTTCTCAAGAGCTGCAAAGTCAGCAATGAGAAGCCGCAGGCTGCCGCTCCGGTTGCCCCCAGCGCCGCTGATGAGCTTTTGAAGTTTAAACAGCTACTGGATATGGGGGCCATCACGGAAGCGGAGTACAACGCAAAAAAATCTCAGTTGCTTGGCCTGTAAACTTGTTTACAACTGCATTTTACAACAGTTTGGCGTAATCGTCAATCGGTTTTAATTGCGCAAAAATGCGCTGAAAATTTGACATTTGCGCTGAATCGCGCGATTTACGCGCACTTTTAAGCGAAAAACGCGCGGTTTACGCTTACTTCGCGCAAAATATGCGCTTTGTTACTGGTCGCCGTTGTCCAGCTGCTGCATTTTTTGCAACAACTTGGCGGCGCACTCCCCGCCGGGGCTTACCGCTGCGGCGCGCAGGGTGTGCAAGCCGGTGATCTTGCGGTTGGCGTACATGGCGGCAAGGGCTTGCTGCTCCGGGGTCATATCAACGTAACAGGCAAGCGCGGCGCGGATGTGGTTGCAGAAGCAGGCGGTCTTTTTGTTGGTCATGGTTCAATCCTCCCAAGGTTGCGGGGTTTTGGCTGTGCCGGTAAGCACGCTGGCGGGCATTCCGTCAATGATGGTCATTTCCGGGTCTTTGTTGCTGGTTTGGCCGTTTTTCATTTTGTTTTCCTCCTGATTTTTGGTAATTGTGTCAACTTATGTACCAAATTCTACCATGCGCCATTGGAAAATGAAATCAGAGAAAATTTTGTCGAATGGCGCAGATTTTTTCTGCGCCATTTTTTGTTTTTTTCACGCATTATATTTGAGGGGGAAGGGTGTGTATGAGTTATTTTACAGCTGCGAAAATTGGTGCTGCTCTGGCAAAGGCGCGTGTGAAAGCGGGTTTGAGCCAACGCGAGATGGCGATTTTGATAGGGAAGAACGAGCGCACCGTGCAGAACTGGGAGAAAGGGCAGTCCAGTCCGGACAGTGACGAGATCATGGATTGGTGCTCTTCCTGCGGGGTGTCGCCCATCGCGGTATTTATGGAGGTACTGCACCCGGAATTGTACGCGGTGCCGGATGACGGCAAGGCCAACGATGAGCTAAACGCGGAGTTGTGCCGTCTCGTGGTAAACCTGCCGCCGCTGACGAAAAGGCTGCTTCTCTTCATATTGAAGGGCCGTCACGGCAGCAGCCCGCCTGCTGTCATATCGGAAATAGCTGCAAACCTGCACTGCCCTCTGAATAACCGGGCCAGCGTGTGCGGGACCATCATAGACCAGTATACCTATGCGCAGATCGCGGGCCTTGACCCATGCCCGGACGCTCCACAACCTCCCATTGACGACCTGAAGATCAACTACAAGGCCGGAAGGGCCGCTGCTGAAAATGGTGCCTTTGGATATATCGGGAAGAAAAAGGAGTAAGCCATGAAATGCGTGAGATCATGCTGCCGGAAGGAGATCCCGGATGGTGCTTCTTTTTGTCCGTGGTTCGGGAAGAAGCAGCCGGAAGCCGTTCCGCAGCAAAGAAAAAAGCGCAGCCGTCCCAAGGGCAGCGGCACAGTGTACTCTTGTGTATGGAGGTGGATTTTATGAAAAAACGGGTCAACACGGCATTTTGGGTGGAAAAGGAAAAGCGCTGGTGCATCGCGGTTCAGAAGAACGGCACCCGCAAACGGTTTTACAGCAGCACGCCGGGCCGGACAGGACAACGGGAAGCAAACGCAAAAGCGGATGCATGGCTTGATGATAGCATTCGGGACGGCAGGAAGAAGGTGGCTGCACTCTATTCAGAGTGGGTAGAAGAGCTGAAGCTCACCTGCGGGACGTCCTATGTGACACAATGCCAGCGTTACGGAGACTGCTACATCCTGCCGACCTGTGGGAATATCCGCATTGACGAGCTGACCGAGGGCGATCTTCAAAAGGCAATCGACGTTTCGTTCCGGAAGCGCTCACAGAAAAAGAACCAGCGCAAGCCCATCTCAAACCAGCCGTTGAGCCGAAAGACGCTTATGACGATCCGGGCTGCGGAAACCGCCTTTGTCAAGTGGTGCAGGAAAAACCGGTACACCACGCTCCACCCCGACCTGGCTATCCCGAAGAATGCCAGGATGGGGAAACGCACGATCTTGCAGCCCACCGCCCTGAAGGTTCTGTTTAGCGTAGACACCCGCACCTACTATGGAAAACTGGTATTTGATGAATATATCTACGCCTACCGATTTGCAGTTGCGACCGGCCTGCGCCCCGGGGAGCTGATTGGTCTCTGGTATGGTGACATCAAGGGGAACACGGTCAGCCTTCGGCGCAGCATCAACGTGCACCGGGAGCAGACCACCGGAAAGAATGAAAACGCCATCCGCTCTTTTGACATGGGCAAGGAAGCACGGGATGCTTATGAGGCGCAGGTACAGCTCCTAAAGGCTCAAGGCATACTGCTACAATACAATACGCCGCTGTTTCAGATTCCGTCAGAGCATGCGCTCTATCGACGCTGGGAATCGTATCAGGAAGCAAACGGGCTTGAGCCGAAAGTCTCACTTTACGAGCTACGGCACACCTTTGTCAGCGTTGAATCAAGCGTCCTGACTGACAGCCAGCTAAAAATGCTGGTTGGTCACAGCAAGAACATGGACACTTCCGGCGTGTACCATCATGAATTGCAGGGCCAGCGAGAAGATTTGGCGGCTGCAACGACCGCTGCATTCAGGAAGGCTCAAGGGTGATTCTGGTAACACATTTGGTAACACTCTTTTTTCTAAATGTCAAAAAACGAATCGGGCATAACCCAACAAATCCGTATTATTCCTTCGTCCTTTCGTGCATCCCAGATGAATTTTTGACGACAATCCATCATTTTTAATTGTTCGACTCCCATCGCCTCCACCAACCGCAACGCGGTAGAACCCGCAGAATCTGGCGTTAAATCGCTGGGTTCTGCGGGATTTTTGTTTGTAGAGAAGGGAGCGGAAGGATACTCTTGACAATAGAGGATATATCCGCTATACTGGATATGAGATAAATCCGCTATTTGAAGGAAGTACGGCCATGCAGGAATATGAAATTGAATTTTACGATAAGCCCGATGGCTCTGAGCCTGCGAAAGAGTTTATCCTGAGTCTGGATAAGAAAATGCAGGCCAAGGTTTTGCGTACAGTCGCCCTGCTCCGTGAAGAAGGGCCATTTTTAAGAGAACCCTATTCCAAAGCACTGGACGATGGAATTTTTGAGATCCGCACTAAATTTGGCTCAGACATCACCCGTGTGCTGTACTTCTTCGTGATCGGTAAAAGGGTGATCCTTACAAATGGCTTTATCAAAAAGACTCAGAAAACACCTGCTTCGGAGATCACACTGGCAAAACAATATCGCATAGAGTATCTTACCCGAAAGGAGAATTCCAAATGA